CATAGCGCGTTTAATAATGGCATCCTTCGAGCCGGTCACAGGCTGGCCGTTTACGCGCAGATACTCACGCGCCATATCAGCAGGGTTCATAGAAACAAACTCGCCGTTTCTGGCTTCGCGTACCTTTTCTCGGTCTTGCTCAAGGCCGAGATTAACTGACAGGGCCAGTTCTACGCCGCGCTGGAATTTCTCGCCTGCTTCTTCGCCTACCGATACAGTAGGGGCGCGCTCGTCTTTACGATCACCGGCAAGAGGCTGATTGCCTTCTGACAGATAGCGCAGCAGCGCATCTTTAGCACTGGAAATGCTCATACCGTTACGGATACAGGTTTCGCGCAGTTCTTCAAAACGTGCACTACCAGCATAAGGCTGGAAAGCCTCGCGAATACCATCCTGGCGTTCAAGCTCAAGCTTGCGCCCTTCGCTGATACCCTCGGCTAGTGCCGCCTTACGCGCGTTCTCAAAATCGACAATAATGTCGTCTTTGCCGCCGGTTTCGACGGTCTTATCTTCGGTCTTGTCCATTGCTGGAACTCCTTCGTTGTGGTCTTTCGACCTGTTAACTCCTACCGTCGAATCAGCAGGAACGGGAACAATTGAACCCTCATAAATCTGCCAGCGGGTAGCCCTGACAGTGTTATCTGTTTCGTTTTCTACCCACTCATTAATGCGGTATCCGATAGAAACATTCTTCAGGAAACCGTCACGCACATCAGCCCATACCTCATTAGCGCGCTGATTATTGGGGCTAAACCTGAGATCGCCTCTTAGCTTCTTGTCTGAATCGAGGCGCAAGTTCTCGATAATGCCGATAGGCTGGCTGTTATCATGTCCAAACAGCATAGGCAGGCCATCTGCCGCCCTGGATAGATCAATAGCCTCTGCGCTATGGTCTAACACCTCATTACCAAACCAGCGCTCTACCGGGTACTCACTGGAAAGCGCCGCCGAGATAGTGCGGGATTCTTCGTTAATCGTGCCGCTTTCTAACTTTAGCTCTCGGCTTAATGATTCGTTTTTAATGTCACGCTTCATTTACCATATCCTCATCGTCGTCCTGCATATCATCAGGCTCAAGCATGTCTAGTTCTTGCTGTACTGGCTCTTGTGTTACACCGTCTGCCTTATCCTGCTCATTCTCAAGTAACAGCTGCTTGCGGACCGCTTCAGGGTCGCCGCCTCGCTCCCTGATGATTTGTGCGCGTGACTTGAAGCGAGACTCGACAGCAAGTTGGTCTGCCTCAATCTCTTTCTTGGGGTCAATCCATGGCATGGCAGGGGCGACGAACTCGGCATGATTCATCTTCATGCGGTCTACAGAAGGGTCTAGCTTTAATTGGCCGGTCAAATAAGCAGTTTCGACAAACTTCTCATAAACGGGCCTGACAAATGTTTCTACAAAATAGGAAAACAGCCTGTCATAGCCAACTTTCGACTCGACCAACTCCTGCCGCTGGCTGGAATAACTGCCTTCGTATTTCTTGGAAATGGTAGAAAAACTGGTACCAGTACCGCCGGCAACGGCACGAAGCATGTCGTTACGGAAGTTGCCTAGATTGCTGTTAGGGCGATCTGTTCCTATAGTGCCGATTTCTTCACCGGGCAGTAGATCATCGAAGATCATGCCGGGTGCCATCTCAAATGTTCTAGTTCCGTCGCTGGTAGCATTAGCCCCGGCTACATCGGTAGACTTCTTGATAAATCCAGTAAACGCCGCCGCAACCCTGGCCGCGATACGCTCCGATTCCTCGTAGTCCCTGAGATCATCTAGGCGGGTAATCACTCCATGCAGGATTGATACACCGCGAGTCTGGCGCACCCTGCGCACGAATTTAAGGTGCGTAATGTTCTCTGCCTGGACTTCTTTGATGTCGTTGGCTGAGATATAAGGGAAAAATACGTTTCCTGGGTGCTCTTTGTATAGGTAATAAGACTGAACCCTGCCCCACGTATTCTTTTTTACGCCATGAATAACGCCATTATTCTTATCATTCAAATCAAACGGGAGAAAATCGGCTTCGATCAGCTCAAGCGAATAGGGTACTCGTGTTAGGTGATCAAGCGCCTTGTTATCTAAAACATGTTGAATAAGAATCTCGCCATCACGCAACCATGCCCGACACACAATCCGTAGAAGCTCTGCCCATGGCAACTCCCCTGTAACTTCCGGCTTTCTGACCCAGTCACGCCACAAGTCAGATAATTGTTCGTTTAAGCCTTCGTGCAGGGTTCCGTCTGTGGCCTTTGCCATATGCTGGACTGTAATACCAGTGCCGACAATGCGATTAACCAGGGCATCAAGTACGCCTATAGCAAGATCATGGTTTTCGTCAAGATAGCGGGCATAATCGCGCAATTTCTCACCCGCGTGATTCATTACCGCATCACCAGAGCGCCCCTTATCAACAGGCTTCCGGTAGTTGGAGACTTTCGCGGCATCGTATAGACGCTCGGCTGCTTCAAGCCTGGCCGCTAAATGCTTTTGCTTCAGCTTTTCTTCAAGTAGGCGGGATTTATCCTGCGCTACTTCAAGAGAAGAACGGCGCTTCTTAGCTGGCTTTTTCTTCCCTAAGACCATGACGCAAGCCTGACAGTAGGCTGAGTAGAACCGGCAGCAGTAGCCGTTAGCGAGTTAACAACGCGCTGCCAATAGGTAATATTGTTGCGGATTTCCGTGGTATCGACGCGAGACAGTGAGCGATTGCCGATAGAGTATGACTGACCCTTGCTGGTAGCAAGATCAGCTGCTAGCCAAGCGTCTAGGTGTTCCTGTGCTTCGGTCTTTGTCATATAGACTGCAATCTATACCCAATATTAGATGTATAGATTATAACCTATATATTACCGAATGAAAGAGCCTCCAGGCCTATTTATAAACCCGCCTGATGATTGACTACTTTTTACGTTGCTTTTTTGTGGCTTTTCCTGCTCCTGTATCGGCTTCAGGGTTTGCACCTGTAGCGATAACGCGGCGGCGTAGGCGTTCGCTTCACAGTCTAGATAATGGTTATCCTTCTGGCGCTGAACCCACACCCTGCGGCCTGATGCCTTAATTACCAGCTCCTCGGCTACCACCTGGGTGCAATAGTCCTCATCAACCTCATTGTGTAAATGCCATCCGCCCGATTCACCCTCCGGCCAACGAATACGAGAATATACCCATGATTTCATATGATCTGAATCTAAATGCCATAATTTAACGCCGCCTTTGTGCAGCCTGCCATTGACGGTTACATCAAGATTAACCATTTTTATCGGCCTGTCCTGGGCATCGTGGCCTTTAGTGGGGAAGGCAACGCCGGGGTGACGACGGCAAAACGCGTAAACCTGATCAGCGTTATAACCAGAATCCACAAACATGCGCTGAATAACCCTTGAATCGCCGTAATTCTGTTCTAGCATCCTGCCAAGCATTAGCCACACGTTGTCAAACTCAGTCTCACCAGCAATAAAGCCATGCGCCATCAGCCAGGATTCCGAGTTAAACCCGAACCCCCTAACCACGAAGTAAAGCCCGTATTTCTGAACATCGACACCGGCGACAATCATCTGCACGCCATTTGGTGCGGTATAGGGCTTGTTGTCGATTTTAAGCGCCATAACCTGTTTCCAATCTGGCGCGTCACCCTTCATCCTGAATATTTCGCCGCCATAGGTGTTCACAACGGCCTGTATGCGCTCTATTTCGTTAGATCGGTAAGACTCAACCAGTTTTTCGGCAATCTGCCCGAATGACTGCCAGGGCGAAGCAAGGCCGGACACCCAGAAAGAGGCGTTGGAGTTCTTTTCAGGCTCAGATAACGGCACATGCTCGCCGGTATCGGTCAGTTTGTGCGGTATATACTTGCCATTCTGGTTTAGTTTTTGCTTATGCGAGTTATCCATCATCCCGCCGCAATGCGGGCAAGCTAGCTTTGCATCATCAAGGGCCTGCTGTTTAGTGGCACCTTCAGGCCATATCAAAAGCTTAATTTCTGGGGCAAAGTATTCGCCGCAATGGATACACGGCCACGCCCA